CGCTCCATCGTTAAGGACAAGGTGCTTGTGTCTCTGCGTGAGTACACTGGCCCTGCTGACCCGAACAACGCTAACCTCCCGAGCACCTTTAAGATCGCTCGTGAGACCCTGATGACCGCTCAGCGCCTTCTGCTGGACACCGGGAACCTTAACATGTTCCACCAGTCCATCGGTTCGCTGACCCTGCTCGATGACTATCGTCGTTGGCGCGATCGCGTTTTCCTCGACGAGTTTTCGAAATCTGAAGCTCGCGGCGCGGCTTCGGATACCCAAGGCGGTTACTATTACCCCAACGGCAAAGTTAAGACTGGTTCGACCACTCTGACTGCCTATACCGCTACTGAGTACGCTTCCGAGCGTTACAAGTTTAACGTCAAGACCGACCTGCTGGAAGTTGTCAAGCAACTCCGCAAGCGGAACACCCCCGTGTTTGCTGACGGTTACTACCGTTGTATCGCTGACCCCTCTTTCATGAAGGATCTGCGTGCTGACCAGGGCTTCCGTGAAGTGGCTCGCTATCCTGGCATGGGCCAACCCAATCCTCTGATGGGTTCCATGGCTCCTAACGCTGCCATCTATGGTGGTGGTCAGTATGGCCAGGCTCAGTTTGTGGCTGGCGAACCGGTTATGCCTTCTGGCTTCGTGTTTGAAGGTGTTCGTTTCTTCGAGTCCACTAACTTTGCTGAAAAGTCCATCACTGTTGACATTGGCGACGGTGCTGGTGCTATCTCTCACACCACTCCTCCCGCTCTGTTCTTCGGCCCTCAAGCCGTTGGCGTGGGTATCGGCGGTCCTAACGCTCAGGTTCTGATCAATAACAACGACGACTTCAGCCGCTTCATCATCCTGATTTGGCAGCTGTACGCCGGTTTCGCGAACCTGAACAAGGACTTCGTGACTGCCGCCTTCACCATCGTTTGAGGATAGGAGGTAACTAACAATGGCTGCTTACAAAGAAGAAGCCGGTGCTATTCTCCAGCCCGGTAATCAAATCAACCGCCTGTCTTCGTATAACACCGAGGGTGTGTACGGCTGGCCCGGTGTTGAAGCGTTCGAACTGATCGGTTATGCCAAGGTTGATAACCTGGCTGCCGATAAAGCTTCTTACAAGAGCTTCGACATCATCGTTCCTTCGCCTGATCGTCGTCCTGACGACCGTGTCCGTGACAACCGCACCTCGCTGGTTGTTCAAGCTAGCTCGGCTCGCCCTGCCTATGTGTATGGCGCTTCGATCGCTATTGCGCAGGACTACCCCGCTGGTGGTCTGGCTGGCTTCCCCGCTTCGCCTGTGACTGCTGATATCGGTGGTACCTCCACCGAAGGTCTGCTCCTCGGCCCCAACAACGCTGGCGCTCCTTTCGGCGTGCCTTCGACCCAAGCCAATGGTCTTGCTGCTGCAAGCTCCATTATCAGTGCTACCAGCTCCCTGTTTGCTCAGGGCCTGACTGATACCACTGTGGCTGACCTGCCGTTCTGGACCGCCGTTACCACCGCTGGTATCGACGACCAGGATGCTGCCAACTCGATGTTCTACAAAGTTACGTCGGATACCACCTTTAAGGTGTTCAACGTTAACGCTGTGACTTCGACCACCGTTGACGGTGATGGCGTGTTCATCAGCTCGACCGATAAAGATGCTGGTAAGGCCGGTTACATCCTGTGCCGCGTCAACTACCTGCGTCCTGCTCTGGGCGTGTCCTGGAATGACATCCAAGGTTTCATCGACTTCGCTTCGCAAGTCGGCGGTACCGACAGCTGATCCTTCAGCTTATAAAATTAGCGGGTTCTTCGGAGCCCGCTTTTTTTGTGCCTATTGAAGAGTAAAGTTAACTTTGTTAAGCTAAGCAGAGACTAAAACTGCTTTTATGCTGTATCAATACAAAATGACTGGTGGCCTGGTTGAGGTCGTCTCCAAGCATGGAGATGGCATCTTGATGTGCCTCGATTCCCAAGACGAGGTTTTGTACATCGAGGAGAGTGAGCTCACTCCTCACCTTGAAGCCACAAACGAAAAAATTCGTACTGAAGAACGTCTTACGGCAGTTCTTGAAGCAGAGGGGGTCAAGCCTGCCAAGCCGACCACGAAAGAAACATTTCCTCTGGATGTCCGGATTAACATCAACACTGCCAGCGCCAGGCAAATTGCAGATTCTCTCCCTGGAGTCGGATTGAAGACAGCCCGTGACATCAAGGATTTGCAGACATCCATGCCAGGGGAAAAATTCCTTAAGCTGGAGCAATTAAAGTCAATTAAACGTGTGGATTGGGACGAAATTTTTAAAGAAAATTTAGTACGGGTTGAGTGACAATTAGCGCGTGCTAGTGTGTTAATGGGTATATCTAAAGGATGTGCCCATTACGCATTTCTTTCGTGTAATGCAACTCGACACTTTTCTCAAATCTAAAGTTCGCTGGCACCTGGGATATAACCTGACATCGGTCCCTGCTGGTGATCAAGCACGACTTGAGGAAGCTGTCAACAATATCCAAGATTCGTTCTGGTATAGCAAGATTGTCGAACAGATCAGTCGGTGCGATGAAGCTGAAAAACGCACTGACATGACTGGCAGCGTGAACAATAATACCGTCCCCCGTAATCGTATTGAGAGTATCGCAGGTGATGTTGATCGAACGATTGCAACCTCTGACTTTAGAGACACGCTGAAAACCTGGACGGCAATCTATTTATACGAGACGGATCGACTCGCTCTCCATCTCTATGTTCCGAATTACCGAAACCCCGAGCAAGCTCGATACCGATTTAACCGGGAAGGCGCTGAATTCATTCAAGCGCTTCCTGGTCCTGCCGACACTGCTGTGGGGACTAGGATCATGTTTGCTACCAACTTCCGTTGAAGCCATGAGTCAGTTAAGCCCTCAACAAATTGCTTCATTGCTTCAGCAACAAGGTGTTGCTAAAGAAAAAATTCCTACGATGACTGCTATTGCTTTGGCAGAATCTAGCGGACGCCCCCAGGCTTTTAATCCACAAGGTTTAGACAAATCTTATGGATTATTTCAGGTGAACATGTACGGGGGCTTAGGTCCTGCCCGTATGAAACAATTTGGATTAAAAAATGAAAAAGAGTTATTTGATCCAACAACAAATGTTAAAGCAGCAAAACAGATTTTAGGTAGCCAAGGATTAGGTGCTTGGTCTGTTTATAAAAGTGGTAAATATAAAGAGTTTTTGCCGCAGGCTCAACAAGCTGCTCAAGGATTGGGTCAGCCGTCTCCCGAACAAAAACCACAACAAATCTCTGCCGCGCCAAAAGGAAACACGTACATTATTTACGGTGACGGGGAAACCGAAGATCCAGCATTAAATTTTTTACGTGGTTACAAAGATAAAGTTCAACCACAGTTTCAAGGGATTGATCCGGTGGCGCTGTTAACGAAAGCTTTTTCTCAAACACCGAATTATTTAGGTGATCAAGCATAAATGGCAGCCACAACAACAACTAGCGTCGGTCAAGTAATCTCTCCGTCAGAGGACATTTATCCAACTACTGGAGCACATCTTGATGTACGAGTCTTAAAAGACGGAAAATACATCGATCCTGGTACGATCCGTTCTTTGCTAACTCGCTTAAAAGTTGGTAAAGAACAAAAACCACTGTGGCAACAAGTTGGACAGGAGTGGAAGCCCAGCTACGCTGTTACATCTGGATATGGGAAACGGGATGCTCCTACGAAAGGCGCGTCCACATTCCATCTTGGACAGGATTATGGGATAGGAGCTGGAACACCACTTTCATGGGAGGGACCAGGGGAGTACATCCCAGGGCGTGGTTATAGCACGATTAAAACATCCGATGCTCAAGGTCAACCTTACGAAGTTCGTTTACTACATACAAAACCAGGAAAAGCGGCAAATATTTTAGGCGCAGCTCCACCACCCCCACAACTTCCACCTGCACAACAAGCAGGGGGAAACACGTATATTTATGTCGGTGGTCGCTCCAAGAAAGAAGACTCTCCGGAGGATTTTCTTTCTTCCTACATCAGGGACTCGCTTTTTCAAGGTACACCAGAGATTAAATCTACATTTAATCCAACTGCTATGCTGCAATCTGTGTTTGCACAGACCCCTAACTACATGGTGTAATGAGATTCGCAGCTGTCCCTGGTTATTATCCATCTTTCCCTGTTACCTACGGAAATCTGTACGGTGACGGAAGCATGACCACTGCTGGTTTCTCAGATCCATTTAATATGCAACGGTCCGAGAAACACCAAACTTGTCCGCACGTAGTGGCTTACAATGGTATTGAAGAGCCTCGTTTTCAGCTCAACAATCCAGCGTATTACCGCGAAGTCATTCGCTCCCACGCAGACCCTGTTCCTCCCGTGGAGCTGAGCCGCAATCCTGTACAAAGCGACTTTTATGGCATATACAAAACCTGAGCTACGTGAGCGATTAAAAAATCGAATAAAAGCTGGCTCTAAAGGTGGAAAACCAGGTGAATGGTCAGCGAGAAAGGCTCAGCTTCTTGCGCGTGCTTATAAAGAAAAAGGTGGTGGATACAAAGGTGGTAAAACCGAAGGACAAAAATCTCTCAAGCGTTGGGGAGATCAGAAATGGATGACCAAAGAGGAATACGAAGGTAAAAACAAATGAATCCGAAGCTTAACATTCTTTTAAATAAAACTGTATCCGAGATTGGTGGATCGTGCCCTCGTGCAACGACAGATATAGAAGAAAATATTAAAAATCGTAATTGGACAATTAAAAATTTTGCGTATGGTCCTTTAAATCCAGACGTACCTGATCCAGGGTTTTGGGAGAAAAAAGCTGAGATGTGGAACAGTGATGTGGATACTGTAATGACAGCTCGTTGTTGTAACTGTGCCGCTTTTGATCAATCCGCAAAACTAATTGATTGCATTATCGAAGGAATCAACGAAAAGGAAGCTGCAGACCCCTGGGAAGTTCAATGTCGTGCCAATTTAGGTTACTGCCAGTTGTTTAAATTTAAATGCGCAGGGGATCGTACTTGTGACGCCTGGTTGCATGGTGGCGCAATTCAAGACTAATGGCAGCAGATAAAGCTATTGAACCAGGTAAAAAAGGTACTGAAAGGTATTTACCAAAGGCTGCTTGGGCTAAGTTATCTCCCGAAGAAAGAAAAAAAACGGATGAAAAGAAAAAACGTGAGTCTCGAGAAGGAAAGCAATTCGTTGCAAATACGGATCGGGCAAGAAAAGCTAGGAAAGCCGTAGAATTAGCAAGCAGGCGGAAACAAGAAAGTGGTTCAACCTAAAAGTAGACTCGGCTACATGTATGGGTTAGGGTTGGAAAAAGACCCTTATGAAAGGCCGCTGCCTACTAATGCAGAAAAATTTCAATCAGTTGTTTCAGAAGAAGGCGCTTATTACGCTTATGGTCGATTACCAGAACGTAGCTATCCTGATAAACGTAAAGCAGGGGATGCGTTAAACTTAGACTTAAGGCAATCTTTAGGAACCCCTAAGTACGTACCTTTACCTTCTATCGGTAGGGCCGAACTGCGAACTCCTGAACTCCCTTCATAATCATGGGTGCATCAAAAGATAATTCTGTATTTGATACAGAAAAATTACGTATGGCAGGTAACGAACTGTCAAAGATGTCGTCGACTCCTCAAAGCGACGCTGAGCTGAGCACGTATGCCTCGTACTCTCCTGAGATCCCTTCAAAAGCAGCTCGAGATGCTAGGTCCCGTTATCTTGCACAAGGAGTATCTGCACCTATCCCTTTTTCGTTAATTCAAGAAGAAGTTAAATCATGACCAGTAAAAAGTCGATGCCTCCTGAGTTACTGGAGCATTTTAAGAAAAAGCAAGAGGGCAAGGAGGAAAAGGGAGGCGATCATAAGTCTGAAGACAAGGATCGCCGTAAGGAGGCCGTCAAGAAAGCTCGTACTAGGATGGAAGAAAAGAGCAGGAGGAATCGTGATGACCAAAAAGAAAAAGCTGGTAAAGGACGCGCTTAAGCATTCAGAACTTTATGCTCCAGCCGAGCTTAAATTTTTTGAGATTTGGCTGGCACATAAAAAAGAAAAGAAAGAAGCCAAAAAAGCAACTGCGCTACAATAAACTTAACTGAATTTCGGCGGAAAATTGTCCTCATCTAGTTCAAATAAACAACCCGCTATGGTTGACAGGCCTGCGACCTCGTCAACCTTAATTACCGTTGCATCCGGCCAAGCATTTTCAACTAGCTTAATTCCGACGGCTGTTGGTAACGCAACAAAAGTTTTTGATGTTGACTCTGCACTGACGGATACATCAATTAGTGGTGCTTATATCGACGAAATCTGGTTTCAATATTCAAAAAGAACTACTCAATATATCGACGCCGTTACCGCAACCGCTGGAACTTATTCAGCCGACAGCACAAATGTAGTCGTCACTATTTCTGCAGGTCATAACGTACAAGTCGGTCAAAAAGTTTTTCTTGATTTCACTTCATACAGCTCTGGCTCGACCCCTATTGACCAAGCTGTAACTGTTACCGCTGTAACACCTACAACTTTCACTGGTACCATCCCTTCAATTTCTGGTCCTATTACAGGGAACGTAAATTGTTACCTGCCCATTGATTTCTGCTTCTATTTAGTTAACACGGGGACGATTACAAACATTAATCAATTTTTCCCTTTATTTGTTGCAAGTATTCCTGCTGTTTACGAGAATCAGAATTTCAGTTTGACGCTAAATTCTATCCTCCCGCTAATTAACCACCCAGTGGTTCAAGCCGGTGCTAATTTCAGCTCCACAAACAGCACAGTATCTCCTAAAATCCGGGGTCTCATGCTGCAGCGTGGTCAAGCCCTGTACGTGGCCGCAAGCGGTGCTACATCCCTCACCAACGGCTTCTACGCAGGCGTACAGGCTGGTTACTACTAAGAATAATGAAGGCCGAAACTCAACGTGAATTAGGCCAAGGGGTACAAAATGGACGCCTCGCCGTTGATTTAGCAAACACCCGGCGCAAAATGCTAAAAGTACCTACTGTTAATTACCAATATCCTGGAGACCCTAGTACAGAATTGCATATACGACCTTAATCATGTCTTTTGGAGTTGGTAAATTTAATTTACCATCGAAAAATAGCTTTGGTAAAGATTTATCTAAAGGGTTTACCGGAGATACAAATTTTAATAAAGTTCCAGATTGGGAGCTAGATACGAATGCGTTTAAATTTACTCCTAAGGACAACAGTTTAAAAAGTCGAATCAGGTTTTACGACCATGACTCTTCTTGGATTCGTTGGCGACGTGGATATGAACTTTACACGATTACTCAGAACACTTTAGGATCTTTTGCAAACGAAAGATTTTATAGGGGGGATTATCGTCTTTACTGCGCGGTTCAACAATTTCCAGGGGTATTTGCTTCTGCGCGTTTATTTACATTCCCATCTGCCAATCAAGAAATAGGTACACAATTAGTTGCAATGCGTGATACAAATGCATTCAACTTTTATAACTATGGAATACCTATTCTTGGTGTTCGTTATTTAGGACCCTCTTCTTCTGGCACGTACTCTCAGTCGGGTACGACAATTACGGTAACCAAGCAAGATCATGGGTTCCTTATAAATGAGAGCGTTTCTTTAGTTTTTTCAACCGGAGCTGGGGTTGATGAAACTCTGGTTATTACTAGTGTCACGAATAATACATTTACGCTTACAGCCACCAGCCCGGTGACAACAAATGGAAACGTAACGTTTTATTTGTCTACCACTTTTGATGATTCTCGTTGGATTTCAATACGAACAAAATTGCAAAATTTACCAACATCTGCATCCTTCTTGGTTGGTGAACGTCTTGTAGATCGAATTATTGAACAAGATCCAGGAGTTGTTGGTACTTACACAAGAATTGGTGTGACAGTTTCAGTCACCTGTTCTACAGCTCACGGACTTTCAACTGGAAACGCTGTTAATTTGACAATCAGCAGCGGTGGCATCGCTCCAGGGCGTTACATTATTAACGTTACTAGCTCCACTCAATTTACAGTCACCACTGTAGCCAGTGGTGCTGCTACCGGCAGCTTGGTGGTGAGCAGGTTGATTCCTGGGTACAGATATGACGACTACGTTGGCTACACAATGATTGATATTGACACAGCAACCAATGAATTAATTTTCCAACGAAAAGATAGCTATGGTGGGTCTACTTTTGGCGATAAGTTGGTTACAACTGTACCAGCTCATAGGGGATTTTTAAATAATCGGTTTTTAACTACCGAATTACGGTGGCAATGTTCTTGCCAAGATTTTACGCGGCGTTCTGGATATGATTTTTATAGCGAAGTAACGAACAAACGATTTCCGGTTACAGCTATTACTTCTACAAAGCCTGGACAGGTATTAGAAAAAGATAATAGCCTTAGCAATGAGAGAGATTTGCCCGGTAACTTTAGTGATTTAGGTTATACAGCGGTTAATAACTTTTATCAATTACCTGATTATGAAGACACTGCTTCCACGTCGTATACCAATCTTGAGTATTATCAACTTCGTTGGTGTAAGCATATTTATGCTGCATTGTTTGCATTGGTTCATGATGAAGGTAATGAACCCTTAGCACTGCTTG